TGATATCTTTGTCACTGTCGTAACGTTTTTTCACTATTTAACCACCTCACATTTCAACTGAATTCTTTCCATGTCTTGGAAATCTGGTTCGATTGCTTTAATTTCATACTTTTTACCTTTGAAATCTACATACATCCCTGAATCTATTTCTGTCTGTTGCTTATAACGAATGATAAATACAATCGTTTCCCGTCTTGCGTCTAGGTCCTCGTTTCTAAATTCTTTAATAGTAGTTTTTGACACTTCACAAAACGGGGTTGCGATTGTAATTAGCGTTTCTTCAGTTCCACCTTCATCGTTAATAACATTTTCGACAGTATAAATTTTTATTCTGTGCTTGAGTTTGCCAATTTCCATTTTGCGTACTCACCCCTTAACGTTTGAATTAACGCAAGTGATGATTGTGGTATTTCGACTTTCTCAAATTGCGTTGTTGTAGATCGATTTTCATAATGATGTGCTATATGATTAATAACAGCCAAATTAAAAAGGCTTGTTACTTCACCGTTAGATGTGTAAAAGCCTTCGTCATCTGTAATTGCACCTTTAACTTGCCTTTTAGCAGCAGGTAAATATAAATATAGTATTTCATTATCATCAAAATCATGATCTACACGAATTGCATTTTTAATGTTCTCAATCGTAAGCTCATACACATGTATCACCTACTTTTTATCTGAACGTTTTAAAAAAGGACCGTCAAAACCTTTATCAGACAAAATCTTTTCAATTTCCTCTGAACGTTTGACAGTCATTTCTACCTCGTCATCTTTTTTTAGTTTTTTACCAATTTGAGTATCTTCATATGGTTTTACAACTTTAAATTTAGCCATTCATATCCCTCCTATTATGCTGTTGGTTCAGAACCTGTACCTAAATCTCCAGCTGTACCAGTGTATGTTAAGAAACGACCCGCTTCTTCTACACCTTTCTTAACATCGAAACGCATATAAGCAGCTAAGATTTGACCATAAATTTCGTTTTCCACCCATTTAACAGATGCTTGTTTACGGTCTGCAAAGAATACCGCGTATTTTAAATCTCCAATAAATGCTTTTTTATCACCTTTAGCTCCAAATAATTCATCTTTAATAATGAATACTGGACGACCAAATAAAACTGTGCCTGTAGGACTAGTAATATCTTGTTTTAATAGGTATTGACCGTTTTTATCTTTTAATGTATCTAATGCTTGATAGAAAGATTGAGATACAACTAATGAAAGATTGTAAGCTGGGTCAATTTCTACGTTAATAATTTGTTTAATGTCATCTAAGTCTGCAGTATCCACAGGAGTGAACGATTTCATTACGTCTGCAATATACTTGTTAGTTGTGTTGACTGCTTGACGTGCATTGTTTTGTGCAACGATAGCTGCAAGATTTGCTTCTGAATCATCCAAAGATTCTTGAGACACTGGAATTTGACCACGGTAAGTTTTTACTTTGTAATCAATGTCAGTGAATTTTGGTTTAGCAAGCTCTGGGTTTTTCTCTAATTCTTCCACACTTACCATTGTTTCTTGTGCTGGATTTAAAATTGGATGTGATCCAGCTGCAGTTGTTACCGGTTGAACATTTACGAATTTTTTCAAATCAACAAATGTTTCAGGTAATTCTTCTGGTTGATATTTAATATCTTCCGGAATGATTGGTTGTGCATCTACTGATTTTACGTTGTCACGTTTAGCACCTTTTGTTTTAAGGTATTCAACGAACCCTTTTACTTCATCTGATAGTTGGTTCTCTTTATTTTCTAAAATTTGTCTCGCCATAGAACGTTTGCCTCCTAGTTTCTTTTTCTTTTCTTCGTCTAATTCTTCTGGTGTTTTTTCTTCGATTGGTGATTCTGGTTGTTCTTTTTCATCTGCTTTAGGTTCTTTGTCTTCTTCCGGTTGCTTGTCTACTTGTTTATCTTCAGTAGGCGGCTCTGCATCCGGTTTTTCATTCTTTTCTTCTGTTTCAGTTTTGTCTTTAGGTGCTTCTGAATCACCATTGATTTTTTCTTCGGCAGTTACCGAATCAACAATTTCTTTTTGCTCGTTGTAAGTATCTTTAGCTTGTTGAATTTCTTCTTTTAACTTACGAGCAGTTTCAACATCACCGTCATTTACGGCTTTTTGTGCTTGGTCAATTAGTTCGTTAATTGACTTCGCTTGTTCCTGTAAAGTAGCCATACATGTATTGCCTCCTTATTCATTTGTTGAAAATTGACATAAAAAATAGCCTACGTATCAATACGTAAGCCTTCTAATTCAATCTCAATTTTCATTTGTTCTAATTGTTTAAACTTGTCTAACCCTTTAGCTCTTTGACCAACTGCAACAGTTGTGTCTTGATAAGCTGGTATTGTTACTATACTCACTTCTATCAATTCATCAATCTTATTAATAGTTTGTACATACTCTCCATTTATATTCGACCACGTTCTTGCCATATCATCATTGGGGGGTAAAGTGAAAAAGAAACTACATTGATTCACATTACCAGCTTTAATATTTTCATAAATATCTTTTGCATATGATGTGTTAGGTAAATAACATTTGAAATAAAGCCCTTTATCATCAATAGATAATTCTAAGGTTCCAGCTTGTGTACGTCCTACAACTTGATTGAAATCATGATTGATTAAGCATTTAACATCTGATATATCTACTTCGTTTAGTGCATTCGGATTTATTATTTCTTTAAACCCTCCTAAATCGTCGCTTAATGTATCAAATATAATTGCGTAACCTTCCACAACCATTTCTTGTTGGCCAGTATCAATCTGACTGTTCGACATTAGGTTCACCCCCTTTTTGTAGGGAATCAATGTTCTTCTGAACCTTACTATTTTGATAAGCTTGTAAATCTTTGAGTAAAATAGTATTTAAGTCGGCCATCGGTTCATCACCACCTTTGACCGGGTCTAGTCCAAACTCGGCACGTGCTTCATTTAACATCATTATTTTCTTTTGAAATAATTGAGTTACACGTTCCAATTTTATTTGTGGATCACTATCAATTAATCGAGATACATCATAATCAAGTGTGACCTCATAAGGTGCTTGCCCAAATAACTTTTCTTCTATTTCTGCATTCATCATTGAAAATATTGGATATAAAGTACTTCTATAATACTCAACACCCGAATCTTTAAGTGATGTATTTACTGTTTCTTGTGCAAATTTTGAAATTGGCAATCCAAACGCTTTAGCAACTTGTTGTGTGCTAAATTTATAACTGTTTAGGAAATTTAATACTTCAGTTGGTACTTCTAAGCGTTTGAATTCCATCGTGTCATCAAGCATGACTAAACCATTGTTATTCTTGAGTTGGCTATTTTCAAAGTTTTTCTTAATTTCAATTAATTCATCATCAGAATAACGACCATCAATATACTTCAATACTGCAGTTGATGTGCCACCATTCTTAAAGAAATCATCTAAGAAACGTTTACTACCCATTGATATGCCTATCTCATTAGCAAGAGAGAAGAGAGGGCTATAACCATTAAAACCATCAAGCGAGAACATACGAAAATGCAATACATCTTCCACATCGAATTGTACGTGTCCATCTATTTCATCGATATAATGATATTTAATTTCATCATCTATTTGTTGAATAGAAGTTGCGCTATTCTGCATGTGATACAACTCTATAGGTTCTCCCTTTTCATTACGTACGATTTCAATGTATGAATTTCCATTTAAAAGCATATTAGCAACTATAATGTACTTAAAGTGCCAAGCATCCAAATACGGATTAGGTCGCTTATTCAATAATTTAAGTATTTTCTTATCAGCGTCTAAATAACTATCACGGTCATTGAATTTAATGCTAGTGGAAGCAATATCTTTAGAAATAATATCAATAGCTGTAAAAACATCACTGTTTTTCAATGATTGAATACCTGACCAAGTTATTCCACCCATACCACCAGTTTCCGTTAACATACGTAATGTACTTTTATCAATAGTCACATCATTACTACGTTTGAACCCGTTGAAATTAAATACTCCCATTATTTATTTACACCTCCCTTCTGGAAAGGTTGGTCAATTGTTAAAGCTAAACTTGTTACTAATAGACCACCGATGATAAAACCTAAAGGTTCCCATGCTAAATAAGCGCCATAAGCGATTGATATAACGCCTAACAGTGCTAATAGGATAACTAGTATATTTTTTGCTAACTCCATGTGGACACCTCCTTAAATGAACATAGGTAATGCTCGTTTTTTCTCCCACTCATATTCACTTGCAATAACATAGGCAAATATTGTAGCCATTAGCGGGTCAATCTTTTCACGGTTCATTTTCTTTTCTATCATTACTGAATCATTCACATTCTTAGCAACTGCATTCTTAATTGCTATATCAAGTAATGGATTTTTATGATGCTTAATTTCTCCATTAATAACTTTGAATCTAAAATCAATGTTAGGATTTGATAATGTTTGTTGGCCTTGTCTAATTTCAATGAGATCATAACGCCAATTACGCTTTTCTATTTCAGGTAAATAACTGTGTATAGCATAAGGGTCATAACAAATTGCTTGAACATTTAAGTTGTATTTCCTAACATAATTTTCAATGTAATCTAATACTTGTAATGGATTAATGATGCCACTTTGTAAATCTGTAATCGTACAATAACCCTGTTGTTCAATTTGTCTGTAGTCAATCAAATCTCTATCAATCTTAGACTGTAACCCGCCTTTTGTGCCCACAAAGGAGTGAGAGGTAATATAATACTGTTTCTTATTTTCATCTAGATGAATAAATGATATTGCTGTTAAATCATCAGCACGCGATAAATCTAGTCCAATAAAAACTTTAGTATTATTTACATCAAAATCAGTTTCATTCTTCTTCCAATCGTTAAAATCAAGATAGGATTCTTCACTAGCTTGCATCCAATAGTTGAAGTTTTTCACTAACACTTTAAACATAGTCCCTTTTTGGACCGCTTCATCTACACGTTTTTGTAGAAATGTTTCGATTTGTTCTTTCAACTCATCAGATTCATTAATTAATGGATTAGATTTTGCCCACATTTGACGCTCTTGCCATTCTTCTTCATCGTCTTGTTCAAAGATAATCGCAAAGTATTCATGATCAGTATAAACTTCAGATAATACATCTTTTGCGTATGGCCATTCATCTGTATACATTGGTGCATTCAAATTAAAACCGGCTGTAGAAATAATGAATATCAAGCTTTGAAGTAAGTTACCTTGACCGGATTGTATCAATTCAATCATTTCATTCGTTTTTGCAGCATGATACTCGTCAATTACTGCTAAGAATGGTTCAAATCCATCGACTGCTCCAGTATCACGAGAGAGTGGCATTACATAAGAACCATCTTTTAAATTTTGTAATAACTCACGTACCTTTTTTACATCTTTTTTCAATTCTGGCACTTGTGATACAAAATACATTAATTGTTTAGCAACCATATTAAATACAATACTTGCTTGTTTTTTATCATTAGCTGCAGTAAAACATTGGCGACCTTCTTTAGGCTCGTTATCGAATAAAAATGAATATAAAACTAAACCGGATACAATTAACGACTTGCCACCTTTACGCGCCATTGATATAAAAGCTTTTTTGAATCTCAAATGATTATCTTCAGTAAACCAACCACGCACCATAGACACTAAAAACTTTTGAAACAATGCTAATTTGTGGAATTTACCTTTTGTATCAGGTAATGATTCCATGAATTTAATAACTTTTTTAGCTTTATTTGGTTTATATACATAATTGAAAGCATTATCTTCAATACTTCGATGAATATCTTTCAAATGACGTATACACGCTAGCCTTGTATCTTTACAAGTAACAAAAGTACCCGACAATACCATCACACAGTACTTATAAGCGTCATCTTTATACTGATCTGGTATATCTAGGTACTTCTCATACGACTTTGGTATTTTTACATTAGTCATCGTCATCAACGCCAAACATTTCATACACAGATTGCTTTTGTTCATTCTCTTTTGGGACAACAATTCTCATTCTTGAATCAATTGTCAGTCCTAAGGAGCCACAAACTGAACGTAATTCTTTTAAAGTCTCCATATAAACATTAAAAGCACCTGTTTTTTTATTCGTTTCTGTATCAAAAGTGCCAATTTCTTGTAATTGCATGTATGTTCTATCATTAATATCTACTAATTCACAATATTTCTTGATTAAAGTGTAATCTAATTCTGCAATTGGTAATTCAGAAAGTAATGGTACGATTCTTAACCATTCTTTTTTAGCATTTTCAGTTAAATCTGAAGGCACATTCTCAACTGAAAGCTTATCGAAACTCTTTAATCCATTTTCTTTCAATTCTGCTAACTCTAAATCTTGTTTATTATGGTTACCAGTTTTTGTAGCATTTAATTTTGGTTTTCTTCCTGCCAATATCAGCACCTCCTACTGTTTTCGACCTTGTGAATTATTTCATTTCTAGAATTTGGGTGCGTTTATCTGATCGAGCGATTACCGTCAGACGCTATTTAAAGGGCGTTTTTCGACCCCTCCCTTTGTTCTGAATGTCTTTGTGCTTAGCAATATGACATCGCCCGCATACCGTCTCTAAATTCCCCATATCTAGCCGCTTATCCCAGTCATCTTTAAGTTCAATAATGTGATGAACATAAAATCGTTCTTTCTTATTTTTACTGTTCACAACACCATTTCTTAAACATTCCTGACACATATATTTATCACGCAATAATACTTGCTTACGAGTATTCCGCCACGCTCTAGACTGATAAAACTCTGAGTATTCCTTGTCTCTGTCATACCTAACGTTAGTGTTATATCGCTTAGCATTACGTTGCTTATTGTGTTGTCTTAGCTTGTCTAGTTCATGTTGTTCATAAGTTTTATTTCCTAAACGAATTTTTGGTTCAATAAAAGACAAATGAATTCAACTTCTTTCAATAAAAAAAGAACAAACAACAAATGATTGTTGAATGTTCTTCATTGATTATGTTTTGTATTTTTATTTGAAGATAATATTTCTTCGATAAATCAATTATAATAATTTATTTTATTAATTAAAACTTCTGTTCACTTTGTTCGTTTTGTTCGTTTTCGTCAAACATCTTATTAACAAAATGATTAATAATACTTTCATAATGTTCATAGAAGTTTGTTCTCTTCATATCTAATAACACCATAATTCGTTGTTTGCTCTCACCTTGTTTAAGTAACTGAAGTATATGATAGTCTCTATAGTTAGTAATAGCTTCCTCATTATCATCTATGAGTGTCATCCTCTCTACTAACTCTTGTGTCTTACGATAGTCCTTATCATTACGTATCACCCTTACTAATACCTTATCGCTTGTAGCACCCTGTGCTTTAGGCATAGACGATTCAATACCATACTGACCAATTGATGTACTGTCATATGAATACACTTGTGTATCAACCAACCTACGCATCCAATGGTAATCAGTTATGATCTGTCTAACTTCTTGGCGCGCATCTTCTAACTCTGCTTTATTCATCTAATACCTCCAGTTACTTTATACGTTTATCCCATGCGTATTTGATTTGTCTTATTTCTTCATCGGTCAAATCTCTATGTGTTATTTGTCTTTCAAATATAATATGCGTTAAGTATGCCACCTCATATTCAAGTGCATCTATCTTAGTATCTTTCACAGTGTTATATATAAGTGAAAGGATTGCGATTACTCCTAGAAGAATAGTTGCTATTATCCAGAACATTATTTACTCACCTCATAACTATCTAATAAGTTTATTTCATGTACATATGCAAATTCTCTATTGTCTAACTTTTCTCCTGTTACCGACAACATACAATGTTCATCCGTTTCTTTATAGAACCTATTAGGGCTCATTCCTTCTTCGATATCCCATTCATCAAGCTCATGTATTTCTTTTATGATATAACCTTTACTATTTATTTCTTTCACTGCATCCTCGTATTTGTAATAAGCGTTGTTACTTATATGATGCCAATAATCACTGTATGCTTCACCATTATCATAATGCGGTAAATATATAATCATATTAGTTTCTCACCTCATTTAAATGTATATGATCATATATATTAAAATCTCTAGGATCATCCACATCATCATTTGCTTGTAGTCTGATAATCACTTGCTCTGTAATATATTTACTCAGTTCATATAAAAATATGATTGTTAATGTTTTAAGTAACCGATTAGGCGTTTCAGATTTATATGTGCCTTTGGTGAAATTATCTTTTATAAATTTCTTATTCATAAAGTGTTGAGTATTCACTTCGATATATTTGTGTTTCTTATCACCTAATATTACTGGGTGTTTTAATTTCTTAATCTCCATTATGTCTCCAGGTCCTACTAGGTCTTCATATCCAAGTTGCATTGGTTTCTTTGCCATATATTTAGTCATTCACTCACTGTCCTTTCTCAAACTTCTAATTTCCCAAACGACTATCATAATCAGTACAGGTACTGCCAGTTCTATTTTTCTCACAGATATTAATGTCAACGGAATCATCGCTAACACAGTAACAATAAAATGAACTGCATTATCCTTACTTCTAATAATGTAATATATAAAAATTCCACACAGACCTAATATCAACGAAGTTGTTAGTAATTCTATATCCATTCACTCACAGCCCTTTCATTAAATATACGTTCCGCCTCTTCCTTACTCTCTGCCTCAACAACAGTAAACGTTTCATTCTCACGTGCTTTAGTTACATGAGTGAAAGGGTGACCGGTTGAATCTGTTA